TTAGTTTCGCCATTAGCTATATCACCTGATATTAATGTATCACCATCAGAACCAATAACCAGCTTATTGTTGTCTGTTGGATTCTCTAGTTGAGTATTGTATCCTATCAAAACATTCTTTTGACCAGTAGTAGTTAGACTTGAACTCCTAGCTCCTATTGCTACATTATACCCACCAGTTCCTACAGAACTAGGTGAACCTTCTGATGAACCCATTCCTATTGAAACATTTTCTCCTCCAGACGAATACTTTCCAGCATTAGCCCCAATAGCAACAGAACCTGTTCCAGTTGTTGAAAAAGCATGAGCATCACCACCTATAGAAACTGCTTCTATTAAGTTATATGCATTTCCTTGTGCATTATTTCCTATTGCTATATTTAATACATATAATATTCCATTTGAAGTACCACCTGTTGCTCCTGAACCTATAGCAATATTTCCTGATGCACTACATAATCCATCAGCAGAATAATCACCAATAGCAATATTTCCTCTTGATACTCCAGAAGCATTTCTCATAGCTTTGTAGCCTATTGCAATACTTGTTTCTATATCAGCATTATTAGCAACAGTAGACTTACCAGCTTCAAATCCAATTAGAGTTGTTTCTAAATCACTAGCTAAATCAATACCAGAGTCTACTCCTAGCACAACTCTTTCTGTATCTATAATTATACCATTCTCAGGATTTATTAACCCCATTCCTATTAATTCTACATTTGTTCCAGCACTTAATGGTTCTGTCATTGTAACAGATGTTCCATTTGAAGCTGAATAATCAACAGTATCAATAAGTCTAACACCATTAACAAATACATCTACAAAGCCAATATCATAACTTACTACAAATACTGTTTGACCTTCAGTAGCAATATATGTCTTCTTATCATAAGCAACATCAAGTATTACATTGTTGTCACCCTTTATAGCCAATATATCCCAATCAACAGCTGTAAGTGATGGTGTTTCTGAAGTATCTTTATTAGCTATAAAACTTGAGCCTAAATATGATACACCATCAGATACATTATATGCACCTGCTGACCACTCACCTTTCCATTCAATCTTGGCTACTTCAGCATCTAATGCACTAGCTTCAGCTTCACTTGCACTATTAGCTGCTTCACTTGCACTTGCACTAGCTTCATCAGCACTAATCTGTGACTGAGTTGCACTATTGCTTGATTCTGTTGCTTTTGCAGTAGATATACCAGCTTGAGTAGTTGCTATGTTAGCTTGAGTTGTGGCTATGCTTGCATTATCATCAGCATTTAATATCTCTGTTAAGCTTGGTATAATTTGAGTAGCTATATGATTAATATCTGATATATTAGAACCTACAATATATATATTTTCCTTATCATTAACAACATCATTAATAGAATCTATATTTAATGCAACATCATTAATATTATCTTCATTAGCAACAACAGAATTAATATTGGCACTATTAGCATCTACAGCTAAGACATTGGCGATATCATTACCAACAGCATTAACATTTCCTATACTAGTTGCTACAGTTGTTATATTATCTTTGTTAGCATATAGATTATCTAATTTAGTCTTGTCCGCATATAAGCTATCAAGTTTAACCTTATCTGCGAGTAAACTATCTAATGTATGTTTGTCCATATATAGACTATCTAATGTAGCTTTATCTGCAAACAAGGAATCTAGTGTAGCTTTATCACTAAATAATGAGTCCAATTTAGCTTTATCTGCATATAATGAATCTAATGTACCCTTGTCAGCAAATAATGAGTCTAGTTTAGCTTTATCTGCATATAAACTTTCTAATTTAGCCTTTATAGACTCAAGAGAAACTATATCTGTTGATATTGATGAGACATTCTTTACTTCATTTGAAATATCTGCTACTGTTTGTATGTCATCTTCTATATTCGCTAATATAGATATATCACTTGGAGATGCTGCCAAATCTGATTCATTATCACCTACTCTCAACTCTACTTGACTATATACTGATGATAGTAAATCCTCATCAAATACTATAGCATTATTAACTAACTGATAGTCATCACTATTGGCATTAATCCATACATCATCTGCTAATTGCTTTAACCATATTCCAGCTAATTGCTTTCTTTTTATATGTCTTGAAGAGACAAATACTCTACCATCTTCATTTAATGGTATAAACTGACTACTTAACATTCTTACTCCTAAATCGTTCTATTTCTATTATTAATTGAAGCTTCATATGCTACACCAGATATTTCAAATCCATTATCACCATTACTTACAATACTAATAACAGTATCGCTTGGTTTACCACCTATCATTAATCTCCTTTGTGTTACAAACTTAGAGTCAATAATTCTTGTGTTACCTCTAGATTTAGATTCAATATATAAATCAGCTTCACTATCTTGACCTAATAATACCTTAATAGTTTTTAAAATTACCTTATCGCTAGCTCTTACTACTTCACCAGCTCTTGGTACGTATTCACTTAGGGTAACTGATGATTGGTATGTATCTGTTCCTAAATCTTTAAACTCATTTCTAACTGGCTGAGGATATAATACCATCTTTTCTAATGCACTATAGTTTGTATTATCTTCATCTTTCCAAGCATATAAATCATTCCAATTCTCATCATCATTCCATATACTATTATATACAACATAAGTAACATCTATTTCTCTATTAAATCTTGTATCTAATAAATACAATTCTGATTCAGTTGTAAAGATAGTGTGTATATTAGCTTCAAATCTCCACTTGAACCAAGATGATTGAACTAGTTCACCATCATCATATAGATACTTATATATATACAGTATATTTTGATTCTCACTTGATGTCATGATTAGCATATTATTAGATGAGCTACCAACAATATCAGTAATGTTATTATCAAGCAATTCTGGTATATGATTTGATATGCACTCAGCCTTATTTAATGATGATATATCTTCTTTGCTATATTTATATAAAGCATTATGTGTTCCATTACTTGCTAGGAAGTAAACCTTATCATCTAAAGCATATGGTCTTACTTTATAATTAAATTCATACTCTGATACTAATACTGAACTAATAGTTTTTGAACTAAATATACCTGTATCTGATACTCTGAACTGAGACTTGTTGCCAAACAATATTAAATCATCTTGCAAGAACTCTGCAAAGTGTAATTTTAATGCTTTCTTAGCATCTATTTGTATGTCTATCCTATCGCTATCTAAATCTGCTACTTGTGTAGTTCTCCAGAAGTTATAATAAAATCCTACTTCACTAAACAGTAATCCAGTAGGTATTAAAAATCCTAATCTATTCTTATAGAACATTACATCTACTATCTGACTTCCTATAAAGCTAGGTGCTTTATTGTTATCATCATCGCCAACTACTCTATCATCCCAATCAACTGATTTGAAATCAAAGTATGGATTACCAAACTCATCAAACAATCTAGTCATCGTATGTGGCATAGTGGTCTTATCAATAGTTAATGTTGCACCATCGCCAATAGACTCTTTCCATATACCAGCATTAGACTCTAGCCAATAGTTAGATGTAGTATTATCATCACCAACAACCTTAACCTTTGTATTATAAGGCATAGACGAAGGTAGGTCTACTACTGTAGTTACTTCCTTGTAGAATGATGATATAGCTAGATTGCCATATGTATCAGATACTATAATACTTGTTATTGTTGCTCCATATCTACTACTTACTTTACATATATTACCTGATGATAATGTTGTTATATATGTGTCTTCTAGACTTAATGCAAAGTCCTCTGCTACTTCTGTTGATGATAGCTTTCCAGTTGAATTATATGTTACACTACCAGTACTAGCTCCATTGTTGTATGTATAGTTTACTGTTGCTATATAGTCATATCCATCTACAGGCTCAGCTCTTCTTATCCATATGAATCCTTCATCATCTGTAGCTCCTTCTGTTCCTATAGACTCAACTATCTTGTTCCTGTTTGTTATAAATATACTATCCTTTACAGTAATGGCACTATATCCAGTCTTAGATGTAAATGGAGCTAAGTATCCAGCACTGTAATCATTAACTGGTACTGTTAATCCTGTGTTTAGGTCTAATGCTACAATAGAACTACCATCATAAGATATAGCATACTTCTCATTCTCTTGGTCTGATAATCCTCTATCATACACATATGTCCAAGCTTCTGAACTAACACCTATATCAGTATTAACTAAAGTAGTAGGATTTCTTCTTCTAACACCATTAGCTAAATCATGAAAACAATTAACACTATCTTCTACTTGGTTAGGCAATCTAAGAAATTTATCTTGATTAGATACACCACCATGTAACGAAATAAATTCATCTACTACATTATAATGAGTTCCCATATTTATTATCCTAACACACTAAATGATGTTCCATATGTTCCACTTAATACATTATATTGTCCAGTGTATCCTTCTGATTCTCTAGCCGCTATCAATGCTGACTGTTCATCTTGTTGTGTATAGCTAAAAGCATTGCTATCACCAATACTTCTTCCTTGCATTCTTCTAGCTGCTTTAATAGTTATATAATATCTTAATGGATGTGGTAATGAATTAAAGTCTAAGTTCCACTTAACATCACACTGTACAGCATCTTCAAATTTAACAGTCTTAGCTGCTTTATCATACAGCTTCCAATCTCTCATTATAATATCTTCACCACTTCTAATATCTAATACATTAGATGGTACTGATACTATTCCATCTGCATCTGGCAAGAATGTATAGTCTGTGTCTGTATTAACATCCCATCCCATAGATAATACCTCAAGCTTAGCTTCTATTAGTGCCTGTTTAGCAATCCTAGCTTCAAGTATCGCATCTATATCTTCTTCATTCTCTAACGGTAACTCACCTATAGATTCTAATATAATATTTACTGATGTTAATGTAAAGAGTTGTGTATCAAATTCATTCATGTATTTCCTTTCTAATTAAGTTAATACGACTGACTAGGATAAGGAAGAGGAAAACCTAATCAATCTTATTAACCTAACTAGGGATTAACCCTAGGTTAGATTATGATTGTGCGCCAGATGCTATGGCAACAACACATTCTGGTCTTAATATACCACATCCTGTTTTATATCTACCAGAGATTAATGTAGCAAACTTGTTAAAGTCGTAATTAACTTCTGTTTTAATATCTTGAAGTATAACATAACCTACACACTCAGAAGTAAATACAAATGCTTGTAAATTCTCAATGTTAGTAGCTGCTGCTAAATGATTAGTTTTATAAACTTTAGCTCCACCAACCATACCGATTAGTCCTGTATCTCTACCACCATTATCACCAGAAGTATAATCTTTATTTACATAATCAGATTGTGATAAGTAAGCTGCATTCAATGGAGATACTGCTACCATTTTTTCGCCCATATTATCTACTTCTTCTAAAGCTGCAACAGCTTCCATAATAGATTCACCTAAAGCATTACCTTTAGCTTGAGCATTAGCTCCACCTGTGATATCAGCATTAACAATAACTGATGGTGCATCTGCATTACCAGCTAAACCTGTAGCTTCTGCTGCTA